TCTTTGCGCACCGACGCGATCCACTGGAAGCACCTTGGATAATGGGGCGTATCCGTCTTCCGTCATAATCATAAGGTCGGCGCCGTTATTCATCAGCGGGCGGCTCCCAATAGGAGCTCCTATTCTAAATACCCCAACCTGCTGCCAGGTATCCGCCGATGCGGGATCAGTTCCTTCATATACAACCGCCTCGCCCTTATTGGTGAAAAACACCGTGAGGTCATCCATTCCGGCCCCGCCATCACGCGTCCATCTTCCAATGGCGATAAGGCTACCGCCTAATGCACAATATCCGCTGAGGTCTATCTCCGAGGCCGCGCCAGCTATGGCGAGAGTTGGCAAGAACCAAGCGCTGAGCGTGTTTTTTTCGACAAAGAATAATCGGTTATGATTAGCGCAAACATAGCTTAGATTCGCTGCCGTTACGCCCGTTATGGCGGTCGTCGAGACGGTGGTTCCATCGAATTTTCTGGGAGTATCTGCCCCATTCACAAAGACTATATAACCGCCCATATGATCATAGGAGAATCGGTCATTCGTAAGGCCCGTGTCGAGTGTTGCGCTCACGGTGCCAGAGATGCTGGCATCATAAATATTGCCGTCCGCAACAGCGAGCATCTTATTAACTGCGCCATTGGCATAAACCATTAGCGTTTCTGGCGCCGTAGTAACGCCATCTAATTTAACATGCCTTTCGGTGCCGCCGCGTAAGTCGCAGCTACTGCCATTAGGGAAATAGTTGTCTAATATAACCGCATCGCCCTGCTTCATCATGGCAAGGCCATCACGGGCATTCCATCCATTTACAGGCGCAGAACGGCTCACCACTTCCGCATCCGGTGATCGGCGGCGCCCATTGGAAAGCGGTAACATGAACATTAGGGGGTCCAGCTGCCTTCTTGAACGCCAACCCCAAATTTATGGGATTGCGTATTGTCTGCCATGTTCACGCTCTTGCGGGCGCCTGAACGGGCAATTGCGTTATTGATATAGATTTCCGCCTGCCTCATATCCTCAGCATAATCGAAGCCCTTTGCAGCCTTAAATCTCCAAATGAGGTCTACAGTGAGCATATCTTCAGCCAATACCCCCGTATCAGTATCAGCTGCCCATTTTTCCTGGGCAACGCTTCCTGCGCTTTGGCACCAGTACCGGGAGACATATTCTAATGCTATCGTCTGCCCGGCTACCGGGGCTGGCAAGAAATACAGGTTTTTATTGCGGATACGGAATTGAGGAAAAGGCCCCGTGATATTTGAGGCTTTTAGAAATTGCCATTGTTCAGGAAACAGCGGACCATCAATTTTATTATAATTGGTACGGTTCCACATGGTTTCGTAGAGATACCAGTTAAAGCCGGGAAGTATGGATTCAACGCTTCCCTGCAATTCAGCCGCGACGGTCGTATGCGTAGCTTCTTTAATAAGCTCCTGAAAGGCAAAGCGCTGGGCAATCATCTTGCCCGAGCGGTTAGATAGGGCCAGCATTTGTTTTGCTGTCATATCCGTATTGCTTATAACCGTACTGGGCGCGGTTATACCGATCTCACTGCATGCGTCCTGAACAATGGTTAGCAATGTCACGCTGCGTTACTCTTCTTTTTGGGTTCTGCCATTAATTTTTCAATCATGGCGTCTTTCTTGATTATGCTGGCCTGCAAGGTTTCAACCAACTGCCGTAACTCTGTCATTTCAGCAACTACCTTGCCGATATCTCCAGAGGATTTGAGCCATTCACGGGCCTTATCACGTAGCAGACGCGAGCCGGGGCCAAAGGATGTCAGACAATCATCGGGAAGCTCCGCCAGTTCTTCAACGGAGCGGATATTGCGCGAATTGAACTGCTTTAATTGTGCCGGGGAAATAGGGGGCCATGTGCGTAGATCGGCTCCATTTACGGGCGGCTCCTTGCCTTCTTTCCATGCTTCATAGGCATCAAAACGGTATTTGAATTCCTGACTGTTTTTCCATTCTTTGAGCAGCTCGGGGGTTATTTCTTTCTCGTGAGTGTGGCGCCCACCTACAGGGGTGATAAGGCAGATATCAATATCGCGCCCTACATAATGCCCTTGTTTGTTGCTCTCTGTGCGGTCCTCGATATCGCGAACCTCGAAAGTAATCAGCGCCATTCCCTGAGTCATAAATTATCCTTTAGTGGTTGATAAATAAATCCGGCAATAAGCCTGTGCCGTGAACCTTTACCGTGCATCCCGCTGCGGTAAGTAAGTCGTATAGTTGTTTGAATACGATGACCTGTTGCTTCATATCGAATGAAGTGCGGTAAATGCGCCCCTTCGATTCCACTTCGGTGATAACGAGTCCGGGGCCAATATGCGGCAATGGAGCAACATGCATTGCATCCAACCTGAAGGATGAATCCATCCCGAAGACATGTATTTCTCTAAAGCCCATGGTATACGCCAGGCATAGAGAGGAGTTCGAAACGGTTATCCCGCCGCCTATAAAGCAAAATCTCTTGCCTTTATTGGGCAGGATCTCATCAATCCATGCAGTGCTTGGGTGCCAAAGGGTTATATTTGGGTATGCCGTGAATAAATCGGGATCGATTATAGAGGCGAAGAGGTAATTCTCTGCCTCGCCTATTTCCTTGCCAACTACCGGGTGCGGATCAAGCACTGCCTGGTAAGCAACAGGAATATTCGCCTTGTTTAAGTATTGGGCCGCTGAATTGGAGGCAAATACCTTTGCTCCATCATTGACCATTTTGCGGATTTCTTCAATATCGTCGCCAAGGCTAGGCCCTGCGCCACATACCAATGCTATGCCGTCATGCGCTGTCGATTCATCCAGCCATGGAACGTTCATTTCGCTGTTTACGCGAACATTATCTTTCATTTCGTCAACCGAGACTGGCGACGTTAGAACTACGGGGATGATTAAGTCGCTGCTGGCCTCTACGTTGCGATGCCGGATAAACATGTCTTCTAAGCCAATCATAACCCTCCAAAGAGATGCCGCCCCCCGAAGGAGGCGGCACAATTACTAAGTAACGCGTCCCTGCATAATGGGGCGGTTAATAAGCACTTGCACAGTGGCTGCGCTAACCGTGGCAACCGCCATCGCTACTGCACCCTGTACTTCGGCTCCGGTTGCGGAGTTAGATAAAACTCCAGTAGCCGTGATACCAACAGCGCTGCCCACCACGAAAGTAGCGGTAGCTTGCTGTTTAGCGGCAATTGCCTGGCCGCTGATCTGATACCAGCCATATTGCGATGCCACGTTAGCGGACATTGCAAATGCAATCGGCTGCGGGATATTGCTTCCAGCAGGCGCGAGGGTGGTAACATAGGTAGTGGAATTGTACGTTACGGAGGTTCCTGCCACCGTAGATCCAATTCCCTTTAGATAGATAAACTCGCCTTCACCATACGTATCGTGTACGGCGCGGACGACCTTGCCAAGAACATGGTTCTGCACGGTATCGGTAACTTCGATACCCTGACAACCAACGCTCTCTAGAGGTTTCCAAGAAGCTGGCATGTAGATTTCCTTTCAGATTAATTAGGCTTTGATAAGGCCCTGCAGAGAGCGGTTGCTCACTGTCAGGTTGCACATGAGCAGGATCGGGATAACTACAGCGTCCTGGTTGATGCTGATTTTGTCATCCATCTGGGTCATGTTGGCGTCTTTGTGAACCTTCAGGCGCAAGTACTTGGTGTTAAGCATGTACATATGCGCAAGCGGGATACCGCCGCCCTTAGAACCGCCGTCAAAGATCACGTCCGCGCCCTTGTACTTCAGCGAGATAAACCCGCCCTGTGCTTCCGAATCGTCGGTATAACGCTTATATTGCGTCAAGCCTGCTTCGTAGTACGAGAAGTATTCGTTTGAAGAAACGACAAGATCCGGCATGTCCTGACCGCGCGTAAGCTCCATGTAGAGGGGGAGCATTAAGCTCTCCATCGTGGTGGGGCCGGGCGTGATTGCAGCAACGCTGTTAAGTGGTGCTGCAGCCGATTGCAGGATGCTTTTCCAGAAGGTATAGGTTCCAGAATTGATGCCGCCTACGGTGCCAGT